AGAGAAGATGAAGAAAACAAAGACTTGATTGAAGAAGTTTCTGTACCAAGATCTATATCTCTTCGTCTAGCAAAAGCAATAGTAAACAACACAAAATAATATTCTGTTAGCAAATAGTTAACAGATACCGAAGTCGGAGCGAGACTCACACCCCAAAAGCGCCGTGATGCTTATCGCCACCACCTCGATTAAACTCATAAGGAGCAGAATACAATGTCATACCTTGACAAAGTAATCGAGCGCCGTGATGCAGTTAAGGCAGAAATGGATGCAGTTCTTGAGGCAGTTGCCGAAGAGAACCGTACCGACCTTACTGCAGAGGAGACCGAGAAGGTTGACGCTCTTGTAGAAGAGTCACGTTCACTCGATACAAAAATCGAAAAGCTAAAGACACAAGCTGATGCAGATGCAAAAGCTGCAGAAATCCGTTCAGCAGTTGCACCAGTTGCAACACCAGTAGGTGGCGCTCGCGTTATCTCTGAAGCTCGTACATACACACCAGAAGCAGACGTTTCATTCGTAAAAGATGCGTACAACGCACAATTTAAGAATGATTTTGCTGCATCTGAGCGTCTTGCACGCCACATGCGTGAAGAAAAAGTTGAAAATCGTGCAGTTGCTACTGGCAACTTCGATGGTCTTGTGGTACCACAGTACCTAACAGATCTAGCTGCACCATTTGCACGTGCTGGCCGTCCATTCTTGGATGCTGCTACAAACAAGCACACACTACCTGCAAGCGGAATGACACTAAATATCAGCCGCATGACAACAGGTACAACAACTGCAATCCAAGCAACACAAAACTCAGCAGTGTCAAACACTGATGCAGATGACACACTATTGACTATCAATGTGCGTACAGTTGCAGGACAGCAAGACATCTCACGCCAAGCAATTGAGCGCGGTACAGGAATTGATTCATTCATTCTTGCAGACCTAATTCGTTCATGGCACACAACACTAGATAGCCAATGCCTAAACGGTGATGGCACATCAGGAACAGTTCTTGGTCTTGATAATTCTGGTGGAAATGCAATCACTTACACATCAACTGCTCCAACAGTTCAGCTTCTTTATCCTAAGCTCGCTGATGCTGTACAGCAGGTTCAGACAACTGCATTCCAGCAACCAACACACTGGATCATGCACCCACGCCGCTTAGCTTATCTAATTGCAGCAGTGGATTCATCAAACCGTCCACTTGTTGTACCAACAGCAGGCGGTCCAATGAACACAATTGCATCTGGTGCAGGAGCAACATCATATGGTAACTCAGGTTACTCATTGATGGGTCTTCCAATCATCACTGATGCAAATGTCGGAACAACTTTCGGCGCAGCAACAAATCAAGACAAGATCTATTGCGTTGCAGCACCTGAAATGCACCTTTGGGAACAACCAGGAACACCATTTGCATTGAACTTTGATGCAACTACTGCTGGTAGTTTGACAATCAAGTCTGTTGTTTATGGCTACGCAGCCTTCTCAGCAGGTCGTTACCCAGCAGCTGCCTCGATTATCTCAGGCACCGGTTTGGTAGCTCCAACATTCTAAGCAAAGCTTAGAACAATAGTGTAGAGCCGGTAAGACTCCCCCGACTTATCGGCTCTACACCTTTAATGGGGGTAAGTATGAAATCGTCACATAAAGTTTCAATTGGCGCATGTGATCCAGGTTCAGTTAATGCTGCTTGGGCATATACAATGATTCAATTGACACAAGCTAGAAGTTCAAGATTAGGTCCGTTTATAAGAATTGAAGGATCTGGTTTATTAAGTAAGTTACGTAATCGTGTAGTTGCAACTTTTTTAGATAATACAAAGTCTGATTGGTTGCTCATGATAGACACAGATGAGCAATTAAGTGTCCAAGCATTTGATAAGTTGATTGAAACAGCTCATGATAAAGATAGACCAGTTGTAGCAGGACTTTATTTTGCAGCTTGGGACGCAAATGAAAACCTATATCCTGTTCCTGTTCCATTGATTTTTAATGATACTAATAAAGGCTTTGCGCCTATAAATGACTACAAACGTAATGCGGTTTTTGAGATTGATGCTGCCGGTACTGGTTGCATATTAGTCCATCGTAGTGTACTTGAGAAAATGCGCGAAACAGCAGATCCAAACCAAGGCACGAACTGGTGTTGGTTTTGGGATGGACCTATAAATGGTGAATGGATAAGTGAAGACTTACTATTCTGCCGTAAAATCAAGCATTTAGGTTTCCCTATTTATGCCAATACAGGTGCCATATTGCCGCATCAGAAAAGATACTGGTTACATGAAGGACATCATACTGAACGGCAAAGTAATGAAGATATTTAAGAAAAAACAAACAGCAACAGCTTTGCCCGATTTAGAACGAGCAATGCAGCCTAAATTAGAGAAAAGGATAACGCATGGCACTAACAAACGCCTATTGCACCCTGTCGGATGTCAAGAATGCTCTTGCAATCGAGGACATCAATGACGATTTAGCTATAGAAGCTGCAATTGCTGCTGCATGTAGAATGATTGATGATTACACCGGTAGATTTTTTTACAAAGATGGCACAACTGCCGCACCTGTAGTTCGTTATTACACACCAAACGATTGGTGGGTCTGTAATACAGATGACTTTATTTCGCTTAGCGAAATTGCAACAGATGATAACTTTGACCGCAATTACACAACAATTTGGTCCGCAACAGATTACATGATAGAACCAATTAACAATCCACGTAGAGGTTGGCCTTATACACGAATTTTAGCCGTTGATCGATATCTTTTCCCTCGTTTATATCCTCAAACTGTAAAAGTAACAGGAGTATGGGGATGGTCTGCAGTACCTTCAGAGATCAATTTGGCCGCACGTTTGCAAGCATCTAGATTGTTTATCCGCAAGCAATCACCGTTTGGAGTTGCCGGTTCTGTTGATATGGGAACTGTAAGATTAACTTCTAGACTCGATCCTGATGTTGAAGCATTGATCCGTCCACTTAAGAAGTTAAACGGAGTTGCATACTAATGCTACCAAGTAAAGTCCGAGAAGGATTAAAAAACAATTTACAAGAAATAGATGGACTTAGAGTTTATGATTTAGTCCCTGACGTAATTGTTCCACCATGTGCAATAATTGGTCAATTAGATCTTACATTTGATCTTAACAATGCTCGTGGTTTAGATCAAGCAAATGTAGATGTAATGGTTATTGTCCAGAGATTCTCTGAAAGAACAGGCCAAGACAAGCTCGATAAATATCTTTCTGGTTCAGGAGATTATTCAATAAAAGCAGCAATTGAATCAGATCGTACTCTCGGTGGAGAAGTCGATACGCTTAGAGTTACTGCGGCTCAATCAGGAGTTTATCAAGCTGCTGATGTTGAATATTTATCATACCGATACCAAGTAACCATATATGGAGATGGAGCATAATGTCATATACAATAAAATCCGATAATTTTGTATTCGGAGACAAGAAAAAAGGTGAACAAATCACCGAAAAAGAATTACTCGATGCAGGTTGTAACCCAGAAGCACTAGTCAAGGGTGAACATCTATCAAGTAATACACCAACCAAACCAGCAATAGAAAAAGGAGCGGACGAATAATGGCCCGTTTAGTTCTTACCAACGCATATATTACTATCAATGCAGTTAATCTTTCTGATCATATTGCAAGTGTTACTCTAACAACAAATGACGATGTTGTAGAAACAACTGCATTCGGTTCAACCGCACGTACACGTATTGGTGGACTTGGTGATAATTCAGTAGCAATTGAATTCCATCAGGATTATGCAACAAGCAATGTTGAAGCAACAATTTATCCACTACTTGGAGCTACAACAGCAGTTGTAGTTAAGCCAAATGGTTCGACAACAGCAGCTGATAATCCATCTTACACATTCACGGCTTTAGTTTCAGAGTGGACTCCATTGAATGGAGCAGTTGGAGAATTAGCAACTGCATCTGTAACCTGGCCAATCAGCGGCGAAGTAACTAAGGCGGTAATCTAATGGCACGTATTGTATTAACTAACGTAGCAGTTACTTTCGGAACAACAGATATTTCATCTTATGTTACTTCTGTGACATTAGGATCTACTTATGATGTTGTAGAAACTACAGCTTTTGGCAATACCGCACGCACACGTGTGGCTGGACTTGCTGATAACAGCGTTGCTGTTGAGTTTAATCAAGATTATGCTGCAGGAGCTTTAGAAGCAGTTATTTACCCAACACTTGGTACTGGAGTCTCAATGACTGTGCGCCCGGTTGCTGGTACGTCACCTGCGTATAGTTTTACAGCTTTAGTTTCAGAATGGACACCACTAAATGGTGCCGTTGGTGAACTTGCAACTGCATCAGTAACTTGGCCAATCAGTGGTACAATCACCAAATCCTAATCTAACAAGGGGGAAATCATGGACGGTCTTGGAATCAAAGTAAAAACAACAGATGGCAATCAGATAACTTACAAACTAACTCCTCGTGTCATAGTTGCATTCGAGCAACAATATGGCAAGGGAATGCCTAAACTGCTTGGTGAAGAACAAAAAGTCGAGCATATTTATTGGTTAGCATGGAAGTGTATGCAATCTAACGGAGTTATTGTAAAACCATTTGGTCCAGAATTCTTAGATACAATTGTATCGGCTGAATTGGACTCAGATGATTCTTTCGGATCCACCGAGACAGCTTAACGTATAACGTAGCAGCTATCTCGGTGGAAACTGGTATTTCACCAATAGATCTAATAGATGCGCCTGAAGGCATACTTGAGGCTATTACTATTTATCTTAAAGAGCGAGCAAAAGGTAAATAAGTGGAAGACGATACAAGAATCATTTTGACTGGTATAGAACCAACTATCAAAGCTCTGAAAGAGTTTGATAAAAAAGCTGTCGCTAAGTTTAACAAAATAGTCAATACTGAATTAAATAATGCTGAAGGTGCTGCTCATCGTTTAGTAGATAGCATTCAGAGTAGAACAACCAATACTCCAATGCGTAATTGGAGACCAACAGCAGCTGTAAGTGGACGAACTTGGGGTGGTTCTGGTTGGCCTGCTTGGGATCAGTCAACAATTAAAGCAGGAATTACTGTTTCTAAAGCACAAAGACGTACTCGTAAAGATTACACAACAAGTGCTGGTGCTTTGTTAAATACATCTGATGCTGGTAAAGTATTTGAACTTTCAGGACGTAATAAAAAAAGTGGATCGTTTATTGAAAGACTTAATTGGTTTGGTAAAGCTTCTCGTCTTGTCTGGAAAGTCGTAGATAAAGAAAGACCACGTATTGAAAAAGTAGTAGTAAAAGCTTTAGAAGACGCAAAACGTGAATTACAAAATCATCTTGATTCAGCGGGAAAGGTAAACTAATATGGCAGTTGGTGCAGTAGTTGCCCGCATTCTTACCCAATACTCTGATAAAGGCACAAAGTCAGCAATTAAAGATATTGGCAAGATGGAAAAGAAGTTTAACGACTTTGCCAACAAGACCGCAAAAGTTTTTGGTGTAGCCACTTTAGCCGCAGCAGCATTTGCAGCAAAAATTGGAAAAGACGCTGTCCGTGGTGCAATGGAAGATCAAAAGCAACAGACAGCACTAGCAACAGCTTTACGTAATGTTACCGGAGCAACTGATGGTGCAATTGCTGCAACTCAATTATACTTAGACAAACTTGAGTTAATGGTTGGCGTTGATAATAAAGAATTGATTCCATCTCTTCAGATTTTAACTCAAGCTACTAGAGATGTAACACAAGCGCAAACACTTCAAGCATTAGCTTTAGATGTTTCTGCTGCGACTGGCAAGGACTTACAAGCAGTTTCTATTGCACTTGCAAAAGCTGTTGGTGGAAATGTTACAGCTTTAACTCGACTGGGTGTTCCACTTGATGCAGATGCAGTTAAAGCCAAAGACTTGACCGCTATTCTGAAATCACTTGGTGATACTTTTGGTGGTCAAGCAAATGAAAGAGCTAAAACTTTTGAGTTCCAGTTAGTCCGATTGCAACTTGCATTTAATCAGATTTTAGATCAAATTGGTTATGCACTAATTCCTTTCTTAGAAAAACTAGCTGGCGTTATTAGAGATAAAGTACTTCCGGCACTTTCTGCTTGGATTGAACAAAATGGTGCAAAACTTGCTGGAGCCTTTAAGACGGCAATTGCCTACGGTGTTGCTTTCTTCCAACTTACTTTTGATCTTTTTAGTTTTGTAGCACGTAATGCAAAAGTATTTGCAACTCTAGGCGCAATAATTGTTGCTGCTTTTTTTGGTGGCAAAGTTGCAGCTGCTACAACTGCTCTTATCGGTGGTATTAAAGCAATTATTACTGTCATGAAAGCTTTACGTACAGTCTCTCTAGCATCTGCTGCCGCTACTGCTCTTGCTACAGGTGGAGTTTCAGCAGCCGCTGGTGCCGCAGCATTTGGTGTTGCTTTAGTTGGTATGGGTCTTGCTGCAAAGAAGTTTAATAGCGATTCTGATAAAGCAACAGATGCACTTGGTAAGTTTGGCGTAGATCTTAAAGGTCTTAGTGTTGAAGCAGATGATTACACTAAGGGTCTAGATAAAATTACATCAGCAACAAATAAAGTAACTGCAGCAACTAAAGGCGAAATACAAGCAACTGAATTGTTACTTAAACTACGCAATAAATTCGGATTAAAAGGACTTAAAGAAACTGATCCAATTACTCTTGAAGCAATTAGGAAAAATCAAATTAAGCAAGCAAAACTTGGTATTTCCAGTCCAACGATCTCATTGCTAGCATCTGCTGGACATGGAAACATTGCTAAAAATACAACAATGAACGGTGGAAACATCACGGTAAACGTGGCCGGTTCTGTTGTTTCACAAGGTGATCTTGTAAATGGTATTAAGAATGGTCTTGCAACTCTTATGCGCCGACGTGGTGGCAGTCAGTTTGCGGTGCTGTAATGCCAGCAAATGCACCTTCACTTACAGTTTCATTTAGTAATGGTGGAGCTTTTACAGCTGTCAGTGCTGATCTTTTGTTATCTGTTGAGATCCGTCGAGGTAGGCAATATCAAAATGACTTTTTAGAAGCTGGAACTGCTGATGTTGTACTTAACAATCAGTCAGGTGCTTTTGATCCAAGCAACACATCAAGTCCGTGGTATGGAATTTTAATTGCAGGAATGCAAGTAAGAATCCAAGGCAATTCTACAACAATTTATACAGGTTATTTAGAGAACAACGAAGTTAATCAAGGTATTTATCCTACCGTGTCATTGACATTTGTTGATGGTCTTGCACAAATTGCCAAAGCAATTGCACCAGCATTGGCAACTAGTAATTTTTCAGAAGCAGCTTCCGCTAGAGCAACTAGAGCACTTGATCTTGCTGAATGGACTGGTGGGCGTAGTCTTACCGGAACAACAGTTATGCAAAAGACAAAACAAAATATGAGTTGTCTTGAAATGCTAGAACAATGTGCTAATTGTGTTGGTGGACGATTCTATGTAAGTCGATCAGGAGTTGCAACTCTTGTTCCATTAGCCGATAAGTTTAGCCGTCCAACTAGATTATTATTCAGTGACCAAGGCGATGCAAATAGTGTTGGTTACGATGGCATTATTACTAATCCTGGAACTGATTATGTTTACAATGAAGCAATAGTATTTAGAGGTCCAAAAAAAGCTCAAAAGACAGCAAAGTTTACATCTAGTGTTTCTACATATGGACTTAAGTCAAAAAAACTAGATGCACCTATCTTAAATGAAACTAGTGCTGCAAATCTTGCTTTATATGCTGCAAGAAAAGACGCTGATGCAGTTGTATTAGCAGAACAAATAGATTTTACAGCAATCGGTATTGGAGCGCTTGCAACCGATATGCTAGAAACAGAACTAAATGATCTTGTCCAAGTAAAGCGTTTAACTTATGATGGACGAAATATTACAATTAACTGTGTTGTAGAAGGATTAGCTCATTCTATAACTTCAGATAATTGGAGAGTTAGTTATTTTACATCCGTAGTTGACCCTTACACGATTACCATTTAGGGGGAGTAATGCCACTTTGTCCGCAAATCGTAATTACACCGATTACAGTTACTTCAACAGGCATGACTCAAACTTCTATCATTCCTATTGTCGCAGCAACGACAGAAGAAGTAGATGAACTTCAAACTGAAATTGACGCAATTGAAATTGCAGTTAATGGCAAAAATAAGATTTATAGACAACCAACTGCTCCAGATGGATCTGTTTATCCATTAACTGAAGGTGACATTTGGTTTGATACTGACGATGGTAATAAGCAATATTATTGGACAGGTACTGCTTGGGTTTCTGTTCAAGACAATGCTATTGCTACAGCACAAGCCACTGCTGATAGCAAAATAAAAACTTTTTATCAAACTTCACCGCCAACAGCAACAAGTGTAGGCGATATTTGGTTTGACACAGACGATGGTAATAAGCAATATATTTGGAATGGTAGTGCTTGGATCTCTGTTCAAGATCTTGGAATTGCAGCAGCAGAAGCTGGAGCTGCCGCAGCTGTAACCGCATCAGCAGCAGCAACAGCAGCAGCAACAGCAGCACAAACAACAGCCGACGGTAAAAACAAAATATACAGGCAATCAACAACACCAACTGGTACGCACTCAGTTGGTGATTTGTGGTTTAACACAGCAGAAGACAATAAACCAAACCGCTGGAACGGCAGCGCATGGGAAGCTTACGGCTTTGGAAACTTGGCTATTGGCAACCTTGACGCTGGCAAAATTACGACTGGATTTTTAGCAGCAGGCCGCATACAAACAGCGTCTTTAGACGCTACTGTGCTAGTTGCTGGTTCAATTACTGCAGCACAAATTAGTGCAGGTACCATTACAGCAACTCAGATTGCCGCAGGCACAATTACAGCCAGTCAAATTGCTGCTTCTACTATTACAGGTTCTTTAATTGCTGCAGGTACGATTACAGCATCTAATATTGCTGCTACAACCATTACTGCAGAAAAAATTGCTACAGGCACTATTACCGCAACACAAATTGCTGCTGGTACTATCACCGCGGATAAAATCTCAAGCCGTACAATTACTGCAGACCGCATGGTATTGTTCACACTAACTGCTGATGAAATTGCATTTGAAACTATTACTGGCGCAGAAATTAAAGCAGATTCGATTACTGTAGACCGTCTAACAGCTGGCACTTTAACTGCTTTTACACTTCAAACTTCAACTGGTTCTCGGCGAGTAACAGTTTCAGCTGCTAATAATGCTATTTCATTTAGAGAAGCAGGTTCAGTAGTAGGTTGGGTTGGACCTGCATCTGTATCTGGTGTACTCATGCATTATGGTACAAGTTTTAATGCTAACGCTACTACTTATCCACTTTGTTATGTTTCATCAGGTTCAGCACTTATTGCTTATAGTTCTACAAAATTCCTTGAAGTAAACTCACTCGGAGTAGTTGCAACTGGAGATCTTTATTCACCTTCAAACTTTTACAACCAAGATACTACAACAACTACTAATGCTGCTAACACATGGATGTCAGCCACTACTGGACTAACCAGACGCAGTACAGCTTCAAGTCAGCGCTATAAAGAAAACATTGTTGACATTCGTACGGTAACAGAACTTGACCCGCATAAGTTATTAAGTTTGCCAGTTCGTGCATTCAAATATAAAACAGATTACTTGGATGCGGCAGATGATAGAGCTGGTACTTTACTGCCAGGCTTTATTGCAGAAGAGGTTGCTGCTGCTTACGCAGTCGCTGCAGATCAAGTTGAAGGTGTTATTGAATCTTGGAACGACAGATATGTGGTTCCAGCCTTACTTGCTTTAATTCAAGATCTTTATGCACGAGTAGAAATACTTGAGGGTACTAATGAATAGTTATGCAGTTGGATTTAATAATGATGGTATTCTTATATTAGAACCTATTACGGCAATTGATAAAGATGAAGCTAAAATAAAAGCACAACCACTTCATCCTGACTTAAATATTATATTAGTTAAATTAACAAAACAAGGGGACGACTAATGGACGAAAAAACAGAACTAGACATCAATGTTGTTATTGCTGTACTAAGAGAGCAGATTGGTCTGCTAGCTCTGGACAAAGCAATGTTGACAGCTAGAGTGGGGGATCTCGAAGCAAAACTCAAGGAGAAGAATGACTGTGAATGACTGGGCTGCGTTAATACTTGCGGTCATATCGATACTAGGTTCGTTTGTAGTGGCCGTAAGGTGGCTAGTTAAACATTTCCTAAATGAATTAAAGCCAAATGGCGGATCTAGTCTTAAAGACTCTGTAACTAGATTAGAAACACAAATGGAGTTAGTAATAACAATGCTAACTGATAGGGGTAAAAGTGAAAAACCTAAAAGAAATAGCAGATAGTTATATCGGTTATACCGAAGGCAAGAACAACGATACAGTTTTTGGCAAGTGGTATGGACTTAATAACCAACCGTGGTGTGCAATGGCAGCATCAAAAGTTTATCATGAAGCAGGTTTATTAAGCAAAGTTGCACCAAAAAGCAAACCAAAAGGCTATGCTTCTTGTGATGAATGGCTTAAGTATTTAACAAAAAGCAATCAGTTAGTACCAATTGGTCAAGCAAAACGTGGAGATCTTGTATTCTTCCAGTTTGATACAGATGCTCAACCAGACCATGTAGGAATTGTCCAGTATCACAATACAACCTTAAAATACGTAAATGTATGGGAAGGTAATACGTCGGACAATAAAGCCGGTAGCCAATCTAATGGTGACGGGTTCTATCTAAAACGCAGAAAATACGATACAATTATGGCAATTGCACGTCCAAAGAACTAAAGGAGTGTTATGAAACTCAAACCGAAGCATAAAGCAGCAATTAAATCTTATTTAAGAGCAGTCGCAGCATCTGGTATTACCGTAATTCTTGCAATCGCAGCAGATATGCGCCCTGAATATGCAGTACTACTTGGATCTATTATTGCTCCAATTGTTAAGTCACTTGATCCAAAAGAAAAAGAATACGGATTAGGAAGTAAGTAATGATGAGTTCGGGGGACTTATCAAAAGCTATAAATGATCTTTTGAACGAACAAAGTAAACCACTCTGTGTGGTTGGCAAAATTAAATCTCAACTATTGCCATCTGATTCAGATGCTTTAGAAAACTTAATCCAATCTAAAGTTACTATTCTGCAAATTGTTAATTTACTAAGAGCGCATGGTTTTCAACTAGGAAATACTGCACTTACAGTCCATCGCAAAAAACAATGCCCGTGTTTTAGGACCCCATGACTTTATCTGACGACGCCAAGAAACTGCAACTAGAAGTAGACGAATCAGTTTCAGAACTTCGTCAGACTCTTGTACGGACACAAAAAGAATTGTCCAAAGCAAAACAACGTACAGAAGAATTAGTAGAAGCCACAATCCAAGCATGTAAAGATGCAACTTTGGCTTTAGGACCAATGAAGCCAATTGAAGGTCCAAAGGTAGATAAACGCCGCAAAAGAGCAGAAGTTGCTTTATGGCATCTTACTGATTGGCAAGGAGCAAAAGTAACTCCTAGTTATAACTCAGAAATCATGAGAACTAGAGTTATGGACTTTACAACTAAAGCAACAAAAATTACCGAAATACAAAGACAAGATCATCCAGTGAATGATGCAGTAATTTGCTTTGGCGGAGATATGGTCGAAGGTCTTTTTAACTATCCTGCTCAACTATGGGAAATAGATCTTAGTTTATACGACCAATACATAACAGTTAGCCGTTTAATAGTAGATGTTGTACGACAAGCATTAGCAGTTTACCATCATGTAACTGTTATTGCAGAATGGGGAAATCATGGCCGAATCGGAAACAAAAGAGCGGACGTACCGAAGTCTGATAATTTTGACCGTATGTGTTATGAGTTGGCTCGTCAGTTATTATGTTCTGAAGAAGCGACTGCTAAAAGACTGACATGGGATCCACGCCATGGTGTTGAAGATATTCAGCGCATTGAGATCGGCAATTATCGAGCTCTTCTTATGCATGGCGATGAAGTTGGTAGATCTGGTTTTGCTTCTCCGGCCGGATGGCAAGCAGCAGGAAACAGATGGAAAGCTGGAGCTTACGACTGGAACTTTCAAGACATATACTTGGGTCATTACCATCGTCATGCACAAGAACCGCTTTCAGATGGTCTTGGATCAGTATATTGGACCGGTTCAACAGAGTCCGATAATAGGTACGCGCGCGACTCTATGGCCGCCTCAGGTGTTCCTTCTCAAAGACTCCACTTCATTGATCCCGAACGAGGTCGTGTCACTGCTTGTTATCAAGTTTGGCTAGACTAATGAATCGCAAAGAGATCTTAGATGAAGCAACACGTTTAATTTATAACGACAGGCAAGCAGATTATGGAACTCCACAAGAAAACCATGACCGCATTGCAAAGCTTTGGAGTGTAGTTTTAGGCATTACCGTAGAACCTTGGCAAGTTGCTTTATGCATGAATCAAGTAAAGGTTGCTAGACTAGTTCAATCACCTGAGAAATTAGATGGTTGGATTGATGGAGCAGCTTATATGGCTATTGGCGGAGAACTGGCTACGGAGGAAAAATGACAACACTCATTGCATTTCAGCATGATGACTATTGCATCATTGCCGCAGATACTCAAACAACCGGTTATGACATGCGAGCTGATTGTTCTCCTATGGGCAAAATTGCAGAGAATGGCAAGTATTTAGTTTCTGCTGCAGGTTTAGTCCGAGGCATGAATCTGATCCAACATGCTTTTAATCCACCAGCTCCTCCTAGAGCAAAGAATCTAGACAAGTTTATGGTCACTCAGTTTGTGCCAAATCTACGTAAAACATTTGGAATCTCAGGTTATGACATCAAATCTGAAGGCTATCCATCATCTTTTGAGAATGATTTCATAGTTGCAGTCAATGGAACTATCTACTTTATCGATGAAGTGTATGGACTAGAAAAGACAAAAGATAAGGTCTACACCACAGGAACAGGTGCCAAACTTGCTCTTGGAGCTGCTCACGCGCTAGGAATTGACGAAGTAGATGAATACGAAGATGCAATTGAGATCTTAGAACAAGCGGTTAAAACTGCAATCCGATTCGATATCAATAGTGGTGGACAAGTACAAGTAGCATTACAAACAAAAGCTGGAAAGAATCACATTGCATTCTTAGATTAAAATAGCAAAAAAGAAGCCCCTGCCTTTCGGCAGGGGCCTTTTTCTTTTTGTCTTAGCGAACCATCTCCAAGACTCGATCTGAAAGAGATGTTCCTTGATTCATCATGAATCGCTCACCAGCCGCAAAATCATTAGCTGAACGAGTTGTGCGGGTCCATTGTTCGTACTCTGTAAAAGCATTAACAATTCCCCATGCAGTTCCTTTGATGTTCTCCTGAGTTGGTCCGTTCCAGATACCTAGAAGAGTCTGCTGACGCTCACGAACATTGTTCTGTTGACGCTCAGTCATGTTGTTTTCATCTAGTGGAAGAACATCTTTGACAATTGACCAGAAGTCAGAGTTAGCAACTTTCTTCTCGAGAAGAGCAGAAGATAGAAGGTTAAACTCTTGATTTGACTTAAGAACAACTCCTAGAGTCTCACGAACATCTTCGATCTTGACACTCATACGAGCTGAGTGGCGGAAAGAGATAGAAGAAGCATTAGTCCAACGTGTCATTCCGTTTGTGCAGATCAAGCGAAGATACTTGATTTCAAAGCGAAGTGAATCTGTTCCATCGTGAGTGTTTGAAGCAACTAAGAAGGATTCGATTGGATCGATATTCTTAAGAGTAAGATCTAAAGTGTCTGGAAGCTTTGCAGCCATGAAGATCTTCTTGCCACCGCGTAGTTCACCAGCTGACTGATAAATTGCACCGGCTTCGTACATAACAGAATCCACAATGTTGACAATGTCGTTGTTCTGGACAATTGTATATGTAGGAGAAGTGATACCTAGAACAGAAGCTGATCCGTCCTTATTCACACGAGTTGTAGCAACTTTGTCTTCGAGTTTAACGACTGTCACACCGTCATTGTTAATTGCTGTAGTTGAAAGTGGAGTGTGTTGAACTTCCCAATCAAGATTTGCATTCTCAAGAACTTGAGCTGCAGAGATTTGCTCGTCACTTGAATTTACCCATGTTGCTGTGCTGATCCATGGTGCCTTGCGACGTGCTGCGTTTTGGATTTGTACTGACATTTTTTCCTCCTGGCGATTTATTCTGATGGACTCATCAGCAGTGTCATTTAACACTGGACACTCCTTACGGAGTGTTTCGTCCTTAGCGATATCCTGCTTCGTGTAAAGCTTTGAAAATATTATTTACACGCTCAACGTTAATTTTTTGGTGTTCAGTTTCTTGCATGTAGTTTTTCATTTCAAACTCTTGCAATACACAATCAAGTTGTGCGATTTGCTTTGCATCGAATGTAACTGTGATTGTAGTTCCGATTGCTATTCCCATTTTTTACTCCTGGCGGTTTATGGCAACCGGTTGGTTGCTCATAGGTACATTCAATACTGTCCACCGTCCTTTGTACACTTCATTGGAAAAGATCTTTTTAGATCCTTTTGGAACATTTTAGATCTTGATATGTCCAGATCGAGCGGCCAGGTTCGTCCCAGGACCACGGACATATCGATCCGAGTATATTTATACTCACCACAAATGAACCCGCGTCCTGGTGGATCCTGATGGCTCTGGTTAACTTATGTGCCACCGGCCAGAACAGATGTTCTAGTAAATAAGATCTTTTAGAAACATTTCCACAAATGGTGGATATATGTCCACAATCAGTGTATATTGATCCTATGAGCGACCGCTCATACTAACCGCCAGGAGGAAAAAAAATGAACACAATGTCAAAAGAGCAAATTCGCTGGAACTATTCTTGTGGATTGCCACGTAAATTCGAAGTACAAAAGAAAGTACTTGGTTATGCAGATCTAAGTGTTACTGCAGATGAATATAACGAGTACTATTTAACATGGACAAAAGAAGAAAAACAATTTGCTGATGATCTTTTGATGGAAATTGCAGTTGCAACATCAAAGGAGATGAAGTAATGACTCACTTAACTAAAGAATGGGCAACTCAGTTTGCTGCAAAACTTCGTTCAGATTATCCTGAACTATCTAGCGTCAATGAAATTATTGACCGCGCAAAAGCTGATGGACGTTTCGAATCAGAAATTGAAATGCTTGCAGTATGGGGTAGACTTATGAGAGGATCTGAATCATGAAAGTTTGCCACATGTGTGGTTGGGAAACCAACAATATGCAAAATCGTTGGTATCAATATGACAACGGTCAGCGTTTCATTGCGAGTATATGCACAAATTGTGCTGAATTGCATAAAAAACTTTCGACTCAAAAAGTCCGCAGTGTATAATGGTCCAGTACCACTAACCGCCAGGAGGAAAAATGGAAGTTCAATTTAATGATGGTGGACGAGCTGCAGCAGGTTATAAAGGATCTGCTTCAGACTGTGTCGTCCGTGCCATCTGCATTGCTACAGATCGGCCGTATCAAGAAATCTATGACTATGTAAATAAGTATGTAGGTTTTGAACGTAAGTCAAAAAAGCGCACAAAGTCATCTAGTCGTACTGGTATCAGAAACAATACGACTAAAAAGATCATGAAAGATCTTGGCTTTAAATGGATACCAACTATGACTATTGGTTCAGGTTGCAAAGTCCATCTCAAAGCAGATGAGTTACCTAACGGACGAATCATCGCCAATGTCTCAAAACATGTTGTGGCGGTAATTGACGGTGTCATATATGACACTCATGATCCGTCAAGAAATGAAACTAGATGTGTCTATGGATATTGGAGATTGCCATGACCGTAAAAACAGGAAGATTAAAGTGTGCCGCATGTGGATCTGATGTCATGCTTTCTAGTAGAGCATACAGTGGAATGCCGCGATGGGTTTGTGTTGTTCCAATATGCATAAACTCTGAGATTGCTTGGGATTTGGATGAATCCAATGACTTGTAATCTATGTTATGGAAAAGGATATATCTATCACTCTTATCAGGAGGAATATGATGTCGAAGTCTGTTCTTGTCAACAAACTAAGGAGACTAGTAATGAAACTAACTAAACGTGGCAAACGAGTTAGAGCAATATTCATCTTAATTGGTTTGTGGGCAATTTGGCAAGTGTCCATGAATCTATGGTGGACGGATGGTGGTTATTGCTGGGGAACTATGGTTGAATGTATGTTGGACGATTAACCGGAGAACCGCCAGGTAAACCGGTTAATCGCTAGCGGATTGTATAGCATAAAATAGATTTATGTTATGTCCGCTGATAAAACACTGCGCGGCAATGGTCGCATGGTCACTACGGACAGTTTAGGATATGCATATGACAAATGAAAGTAGAAAGTCCCTAACAACAGGGCAAGCCGCAAAGCTCATTGGACGCAACTCACGAACAGTACGACGTTGGGTTGATCTTGGAAAAGTTGAAGGTTACAAAACACCTTCGAACTTACGTTACGTTTATCAAGATGCATTAGATGCATTGATGAATGGAACCAAAAGCTAACTAACACAACGACTAGGAGGCAACTATGTTTGTGTTTATTTATGCTGTATCTGTCCGCCGTCAGAGGAACGATGTCTGAAGGTCATGGCAATCGCTGTAGCCTTTTTATTAGTATCACCAAATGCGAATGCGGTGGACTATAAAACAGCAGCAGCAAGAGTTCCAAAAGATCAGGTTGCTTACGCAAAATGTGTAAGCCATCATGAATCTAGAGGTAACTACAAAGCAGTAGGAGATCAGTCTTCAGCCAGAGGACGATGGCAATTCTTAGATAAGCAATGGCGACATGGTTTATCTTTTATGGTTGCAAACAGATTAGTAGATTATGGAATGCCGAAGTCTAAGACTAAGAAGCTGGTGAAACACCTGCAATCAAAGTCCATAGATCAATGGGAACCTATCTACCAAGATGTAGGATTTGTAGCAGCGTTGAATGCAAAATACCATTGGTCCGGTTGGACACATTGGGCAGTCAACTCAAAATGCAATGAACTAGTACCAACTCAACTAAAACGAAAGGCATAAAATGTCAGAAACCGCCAGGGAATGGTTTGAACCAAAGCAATTATCTTTATTGGCAGATCCGATTGATGAACAGTTCAACAAGTTTCATCATGAGAATCCACACATCTATCGTCAATTAGTTGATCTTGCTTATCAATGGAAATCAGCAGGTCACGATATCTGTTCTATTGATTTGCTAATTAACAAGTTACGATGGGAAATTGGTATTAGATCTTCGGGGGACCAATTTGCCATTTCGAATAATTATGCAAGTCGATACTCAAGACTAATTGAGGCAAACGAAAAAGGACTTGCTAACTTCTTTACCAAGAGAACTTTGAAGAGCTCATGGGACTAGAACGCATTGAAACAAAGCGTGGTCACAAGTATGTTCTTGATGGCCAACCCGTCAAAGGTGTTACCACTCTCATTGGATCTGGTATGCCTAAACCTGCACTTCCATATTGGAGTGCAAAACTAGTTGCAGAATATGTCTATGATAATTTTGCAAATCTTCCTAATCTAATTAACCGTGAACGTGAAGAAGCTGTCAAGTTCTTAAAAATGATTCCTTGGAATCAAAGAGACAAAGCTGGAGCACGAGGAACAGAGATCCATTCAATTGCTGAAACTATCATTCATGGTGGAGAAGCAGAAGTTGCTGGAGAGTTTGCTGAATACGTCAACGGCTACGTAGAATGGCTAGATCAATGGGAAGTAATTCCTGTATTGACCGAGAAAGTTGTAGCAAACAGAGTTCACGGTTATGCTGGTACTTTTGATGCAATTCTTAAGTTTGGCAATGGTCCATTAGCTGGTAAGACTTATCTTTGTGATTGGAAAACCAGCGCTGGAGTCTATGGCGAAATGGCAATGCAAATTGCAGCATACGCAAATGCTGATTTCTATCTTGATGAAGAAGGCAATGAACAATCTTTGCCTGTACTAGATGGTTTAGGCATTGTTCATGTATCTGTTAACGGAACAACTTTCCATGAGGTTACAGATGCAGATTTAGCATGGGATTCTTTTCTAACTGTTATTGATTTGGCAAACAGATTAGAACACATTGAAAGTTTATTGACACAAATAGGGGGATTAAATGGACAAGCGTCTTGAAAATTATGTAGATGTACCTCACAGAATTAAACTATTCTATGAGAAGTATCCAGAAGGTTCATTGCAAATGGATCCTGATTTGCAGTTCCAGACAGTTGGAGATCAAGTAATTGTAATAGGTAGAGCTTATGCTTATCGCAATCCACAAGATGAGAAACCTGGTGTTGGTACTGCTCAAGAATATTTACCTGGTAAAACTAACTTCACTCGAGGTAGTGAAATACAGAACCTTGAAACAAGTTGCTGGGGTAGAGCCATTGGCGCTTTAGGTATTGGCATCGATAAAGCAATTGCAAGCAAAGAAGAAGTAGAACTTGCAATTGAACGCAACAAACCAGATAAAGTCATGATGAAACGTGCAAATCCTGGTTTGAAGCAAATAGTAGAGTTGCTAGGAACGCAAGGCATCACGGAGAAGGATGCCATCCTAGCGGCAGTACGCGGCTTAGTAAGCCGTGAAATAAGTTCGAGTAGTGACTTAACTGATGATGAGATTGCTCTTATCGTTAAACACCTGGCGGTTGTTGAGTCATGACTCGAATGTCTTGGGACAAATATGGATTGGAGATTGCGAAAGCAGCCTCCTATCGCAGCGAAGATCCATATCTAAAAGTTGGTGCATGTGTTCTACGCGGGGATAGAAGCATAATTAGCATCGGCTACAATGGGGCTGCGCCTGGCGTCACGATTCCGTGGGAGGATAGAGACGCTAGGCGTGGTTTTGTGATACACGCAGAGGTGAACGCATTGCGTTATTGCACACCAGATCAAACAAAAAATGGCTATATGTATTGTACTCATCATCCATGTTCTGAATGTATAAAAGTAATTGCTAGTTATGGAATTACTTCTGTCATGTATTCTGATTTAATAGATGGAACGATTTACGATCTGGGTGCCATTGCTGAGTTAGCAAGATCATTTAACATTTCATTAAAACAGGAGGTAAAACCGTGAGTGCTTTACAAATGATTTTAGATAATCAAAGAAGACTACAACTTAAGTCATACGGAGTGGATGTTACTACTCTTGATGAAGAACAACGAGCTCAATACATTCGTGACATGTCTTTGGCCTTAACAGATGAATTACATGAAGCATTGAATGAGACTGGTTGGAAGCCATGGGCTACTAGTCGGCATTTTAATCGTGCTGCTTTTGTTGGAGAGATGATAGATGTACTTCATTTCTGGGCTAATTTAGTCTTAGTCGCAGGTGTTAATGAACAGTCCATTCTAGATCTTTACTTTGAAAAAGCAGATAAAAATGCCAAGCGTCAGCTTTTAGGTTACGATGGCGTAGAAGGAAAGTGCAAAACTTGTGGACGAGCATTTGATGATGCAGCTGTTCTATGTACTCCAATTGCTTGTGAGCACATAGAATGAAATACATACTAGATGATGTAGTTACCTCATTTACAGATCGAATTGCTAGTCATAGATCTGCATGGCCGAGAATGCAAAAGTGCATGGTCGATAATGCTTTTAATACTAAATCTGAAGTTGCTTTTGGCAATGACCAACTTGTCAAAGAAGGCACATGGTTAGTATCAACTCCTATGGAGTTCAAAGGTGAAGTCTTTAATCTATTTGGTGGTTATACTAGAGAAACAAGAGACAGAATTGCCAGAGTTTTAGATATGGATCTTGCAAATATCAAAGCTTTGGATATGCCTATAGGTGATATTGAAAGAATTCTACGTCCACGTGCCGCAAAGACTGATTTTGATTTTACAGAATCAGAATGGACTAAGATTCGTGATCTAATGAAATGTGAAGTTATTAAGCATGAAGATCTAGTTTTAGATATTCAGCGAGTAGTTATTGGTGACTCACATTCAATTTCTAGATATAGAGCAAACACCGTTGTCTATCGTCATGATGGTTTGACACTTCATGGATTAACTGAAAGAGGAGTTAGTTCATATTTGCCTGACTATTTTGTACCTCATCTAGTTATTTATGCCGGCAACGTTGACATTCGTCATCATTTATGCCGCCAATTAGATCCAGAAGGATCAGCTAGAAAACTAGTTACAACACTTAAGATTCAACTTGAGTGGTTACAACAAAGCGGTAAAATAGGAACTTTTGAGGTAACTGCTCCATATCCGATTGAGCACGAAGAAAGAAAAATACCTAAAACTGGATTTTACAAAGGCACACCATTTTATGGATCTTGGACAACACGAGATAGACTTATGGGCATTATTACTAATGAAATGAAATACCAATTTGAGAATGTTCATCAATGGCCAACAAATTGGTACATGATAGATCCAGAAGATTATGCTAAAACTTATATGGAAAAACCTGGGTCTGTCCATTTATCTCCTGAGTTTTATGAATGGGATTTAGTTAATAACTATGAAAACTTTTCTCCTGAAGTATATCCAGGGAAGTTATTAGATGTCTAAAATAACTGAAACTATTTATTGGGAAGACTTTAAGAAGTATTACGAGAAGGCTGTTGTTTTGCAAACAATTAACATTGCTAGTGAAAACGGTCGTGATACATCTGAAGATCTTCACGTAGATGATCCGTTGCAACATCACATCACAATCTATGACACGGTAGATCGTGAGTTTGCTGGATTTAGTAATGCTATCCAGCAGATTTGGCATGGCAGTGACAATCCTAAAAAATGGCAAATCGATAAGCGCTTTGATAGTTACAAGTTACATCCAATGGACTGGATGTTTTTATTCATGATTCACCGAGTAACTGGTTCAGGTGCTTCATTTTCATATGACCATGGATTTAGGAACAGCATTCTTTCTGATATGGCATTAGAAGCTGATAACATGATTCACATGCGAAACTTTGTATTGAGTCAAATGAAGTCTGGTAGACCAATATTTACTAGTATTGGTAATCAGATACCACAGTTTCCAAAGCCAAATGAGCAATATCCTCGTGGATCTCAGCTCTATATAGCAGAGTATATGCCTCATCTAGTAAAAGATTTTTATACTCATTTAAGTTACAATCCTTTGTCCATGTCAATACGAGATGGAGTAGATTGGATAAATGAATGGCACAAAGCTCAAGGTCTAAAATGCTTTCATTTTGTTATGACTGCATTTGTAATGGACGTTGCTCAATATTTTCCTGATTTAATAGATCCATGGAGCAGAGTTAACTATGGTTCTAATGCTATTCAAGCATTGAACTTAATCTTCAAGAATGAAGGTTATAAGCAAAAAGACTTTCTAGATGCTGCAATGGATCGCATTTGTGATGAATTCAGATCACCGTACGATTCTCGTGACCATGAAAGAAATCTAGGTAAAGGTCTAAGTTTAGAAGATGTTGCTTGTGATTATGTCCGATACGTTGAATGTTATGTGCCAAAAGGTTATGAACATCTCAAACCATGGCAAGTGACAAACAAATCACTTATACCTCATCACACAAAACATTGGACTTACAATAAACATTTGGAGGCTCACAATGTTTAAGATAACTACAGATTCGTCAAGTAAGTATTCACATCGGCATAGAGATCAGTGGTTAGATCTTGCTGGTGATTGGACTGATGAAACACAAGCGCCAAATATAGGTACATTTCATGGAGCAACAATTTGGGATGATTCTGTGACTGGAGTTGGCACAAAAGGTCGATGGGGAGATCTATTGGTCAAAACAATGGAATCAGATCATTTAGTTTATGTACAACCAAGAGTCGGCTGGGCAGGAGTTTCATTAGCTGCTCTTGCAAAGAAATATAACAAAAAGTTAACATTGTTTATGCCTTCCTCAAAAGTGGTCAGCGACCATCAATTAGTCTGCATTGAAAGAGGAGCAAATCCAATCTTTCGAAGAATTGCAGCAATGCCAGTTCTCAACAAGTATGCCAAAGATTGGGCAGAACAAAATAATGCTCAATTTGTGCCATTTGGTTTAGATCATCCCCTAGTTGTTGCGGCTGGAGTCAAATCTACAATCCAACAATGGGGAGACCGAGATGAACCAAGAGATGTTGTATCAGTTATTAGTACAGGAGTTCTCACGAGAACTCTCCAAATTGCTTGGCCAAATGCAACCTTCCACGGAATTGCAGTTGCAAGAAACCTACATCCAGGAGAGATCGGAAGAGCGGACGTTACAACTTACCATAAAGCTTTCAGAGAAAAAGCTGAGTATGCAGACAAGATCAATGAGGAAATTAACTCCGCACCAACATATGATTGCAAAGGTCTAGAAAGATTTATGTTGGACAAAACATCTGCTCCTAAAACACCTTCAACTTTATTGTGGAATGTGGCAGGTGACGTAAAACCAGTTATAATGGACCATTCACAAGTTGATAGTTTCAGAGAATGGGGTGAAATTAGATGATTACAATCATCGAAGGTTCTGATGGAACAGGTAAAACAACTTACGCTCAAAAGTTAACTGAACGATACAATGCACAATATTTACATGCTCAACAACCTAGAACAAGGTTATGGTCCGATGAATACATTCGACCGTTAACTTCTAACAACATGGTATTAGATCGATGGCATTTAGGTGAAGTTGTATGGCCAAAGATCTATGGAAGAGTATCATTGTTTGATGAAACAACATTTGATTATTGCAATTGGGAACTTGCTAAACTAGGAGCTAGGTTAATCCTATTAACAAGATCAGAAGATGCGATAGCTGAAGAATTGTTAAGACGAGGTGAAGAACTAGAGATCGATTTTGTTCTACATTCAAGATCTTTATTTGTAGAAGCTTTTAGACAAGTAAAATATTTAGACAAAACAATAATCCATAGTGAGGTGGTCAGGTAATGCATATAATTACAGAAAATCCAAGCGAAGCTTTAGAGTTAGCAACTCAATATGTAATTGAGCATGGTGAAGCAATATCTCCTCGTGGTATGGTCACTAGAGAGCTGCTTAACGTCACTTTACAAGTTGAAAAGCCATGGAACATACCTGTATCTATGGAAAACCGTAAACTTAACCATAATATTGGTATTAAAGAAGCATTACAACTTGTTGGACAAGTTACTGATCCAGAAGCAATGACAGATACCAGTCAAGTGTTTGGAAAGTACATGGATAATGGAATACTTCATGGTGCTTATGGTCCACGCATTCACGGTAATCTCAATAAGGTTGTAGATCAATTAAAGAAAGATTACTCTACAAGACAAGCAGTTTTGACTATATTTGACTCAAATAAAGATCTAAATGTTGATGTAAAAGATGTTCCTTGTACATTAAACCTACAGTACTTCATCAGAGACAATAAGTTAATTGCTAGAACAAACATGAGAAGCAATGACGTATTTTTAGGTCTTCCATATGACCTGACTCAATTTATTGCATTACAAGGTGCAATTGCCAAAGCTTTAGATGTTGAAATGGGTCAATATGTACATGTTGTAGGTAGTTTACACATTTACGATGAACACATTCCACAAGCTCAATGGATTAAGGCATATTTTAATGGCTCATTTAAGGATTACGAACCAATGTGGACTGGAAATACAATTGGCGAGATCAGTCACACTGCTAGATCTATACTAAAAGGCAACATTCCGGATCATTTAACTCGCTTTGAAAGATTCTTGGCAGGTAAAATCAATGACTGAGCCAGTTGCTAGATGTGAAGCATGCGGAGCATGGACTTATCTCTATGCTTTAGATAAACTTATGGGTAATCCTCATTTTTGCATTGATTGTAAAGCAAAGCAGAAAGGAAAACGCCGTGTTGCCTAATCAAGCTGAAGTAGTCAAGCGACTTAGCGAACTTTCTCGTATGTTAGACTCTGCAACAGATGAAATTGCTATTAGTGACGATAAAGCAGTAAGAGCAAAAGGTTCTTATGAGGTTGCCTATGCAAGATCTTTTTTGCAATCAAATGGATCGATGGACGTCAGAAGACAAGAAGCAATTTTGGCTTGTGCTGATTTACGTCTAGCAATGGAAATTGCAGAGGCAGAAGTAAGAGCAATTAAAGAACGAATAAACACTTTAAGATCTCAAATATCTATCGGGCAATCACTTTCAGCCGCAATTAGACAACAGTTCAGTGCAGAAGGTGTCGGTCAATATACATGAGAGCGAGAAGTAAAAAAATGGCAAACAAGTACATTCAAAGAAGAATTCTAGTTAGATATATGCTAGAAACTTATCCAATGTGCCAACGTTGTCATGTAAAAGCCTCAGAAGAAGTGCATGAAGTTAAAAGTAGAGCGCGTGGAGGATCTATTCTAGAAGTCGAAAACTGCCGAGCTCTTTGCCATAACTGCCATTTTTGGATTACAACCAATCCTGCGGAAGCTCTTAAAACAGGTTGGTTAAAGAATTCCTGGGATAAATGATGCCAACTTATGACTACAAATGCCAAAGATGTGGAATCACCGTTGAAGTCAGCCACTCAGTATCAGAGCACGGTCCTAGATGTGATTGTGGAGAGGTTATGCAAAAGATTTTTACCGCTATACCCGCTATTTTCAAAGGTAACGGATGGGGAGGCAAAGAATGACAAACCTATCTAGAAAACGTAGAGGTCGAGAGACTGAATTGATCTTTGCTGAATACCTTAAACGAGAAGGTTGGGTTTATGCTGAAGCAAGTAGTTCTTCAGCTGCAGGCACAGATATAAAAGGAGTTATCGGAGTTGATTGGGAATTGAAGGCTAGAGCAGACTTCGATCCTAAATCAGCAATGAAACAACAAGCAAAAAGAATTAAAGAAGGCGTTATCCCCATCGCTGTCTTAAGACAGAATGGACAAGGCGAAGCTGATATAGAAAATTGGCCAGCTTGTGTTCCAGTAAGCGTAATGATACAACTACTGAAAGAAGCGGGATACTTGTGACGATTAGAGATTTAGATTTTAAGGTTGAAGCAGCAGAATGGACTAAAAATGCCAATTGCACTGATCCAAGCATAGATCCTGATTGGTTCTTTCCTGATAGTGAACATCCAACGAATTTAGAACAAAGAGCAGCTTTAAGTATATGCAAGAACTGTCCAGTGCAAATGAATTGCTTAGGTTATGCAATCAAGCATTGGCCAGTGTATGGAGTATGGGGTGGCATGAAAAATAAAGATATAAAAGATCTAGTCCGACAACTAAAGGAGCAAAAATGAGTGCAGCAATAACCATCAAAGGTCGTATTGGCAAAGATATGGACATTAAGTTTACGCAGCAAGGTAAAGCGTATGTTCCATTCAGCGTTGTGTCTAATACACGAAAGAAAGTCAATGATGAATGGGTAGATGCAGATACAAGTTGGTGGGAATGCAAAGCTTTTGGAGGCTACGCGGAGGCTCTTGTAGATAACATCAAACGAGGCGATCTGGTAACCATTACAGGAACAATTAAGCAAACGACATGGATTGACAAAGACGGAAATAAGCGCTCGTCATATGAGGTTCTGGTTGATACTATTGCTAAGCAAATTGTTGTGCAAAAATATCATGGCACACCAAGAACTAAGAATCCAGATCCAGTTGCTTGGGATCCTACAGAAGCGGTGTTCTAATGTCAGTTAAAGCGATGACCTATGTATGGGAAAACTCTCCTTACAATGGCAATGCTTTAATTGTCCATTTAGCATTGGCAGATCATTGTGATGACCAAGGTATTTGTTGGCCAAGTCAACAATATTTGGCAGATAAGTGCAAGATCAGTGTGAGGCAAATCCGCAGAATCATTCACCAAATGATTTCTGATAACTATTTGTTTATAGAACAGCACTCTAGAGCTGGTATTTCTAATAATCGTTACAGATTGTTATACAAAAAGCCGCAGGTCACTGATGTCCTGTCCACGCATAATGACGACCCTGAACGTCCTGCGGCTGAGGTCACAGCTGTGGCCAGCGGTAGAGGTCAAGCTGGTGGCCACCCTAATCATCATATAACCATCAATAATCACCAGAGAAAAGGTCCACCAGAAGAAGTTAAATTGTTAATGGAAAAGCTAAGGAAGAAAAATGGATAAATGCCTTAGTTGTAGAGGGGTAAGCGAGAAAGGTGCTTGTCCACATTGCAGAAGAAGATTAAAAAAAATGCTGAATGAGTTAATTGCATTTATAGATCTACTTATTGCAAGTCCTTCCCTTAGACAACAAGTATCTTCTAAACAAGAAGGTAGAGGTTCATTATCTGATAGATCAGTAATCAATGTCCAGATTGTAGATCTTATTGCTAAAACAGGTGTTCAAAGTGTGCTTCAAGCATGGTGTGAGTATGTAGTAGAAATGAGAAGCTTAAACACTGATTGCCTTAAGTCTACTAAAGAAACAAACAAACTACATATCTTGCATCATCTATTGGATACTCATAATGATTGGATAGCTGATGGTGAACTGTGGACTGATTACTACAATGAGATTAAAGAACCATGGACAACATTAAGAGCTATCATCTATGGTGAGAGAAAACCACCTAAAGCAGTGAAGTGTCCTGTACAAGACTGCATTGGTAGTTTAAGATTAGAACCTAATGGTGATGTCCATTGTTTACATGACAACACACACCAATGGGCATATGAACAGTGGTCGAGGTTGGCTAAGTTGATGGTAGAAACCTCTGTACAATCACAGTGATGTAATTTATAATAGGAATCACCGAACTACAGCTATCTAAAAAATCGGACGCTAATGAATAAACCATGCTTAGATTGTGGTGTGTTAGCAGATAAACCAAGATGTCCTATCTGCAATAAGAAGTATCAGAAGTTTAAAGCAACCTCTCGTCCTTCACGTGCTGATAGGGGTTACGATGCAAATTGGAAAAGGTTATCAAAACAACTAAGACTATTGCAACCTTATTGTTCTATTTGTAAAGCAACCAACGATTTAACTGTGGATCACATAATCCCGTTATCGAGTGGTGGTCTCACAGTTGAATCCAATCTTCAGGTTCTATGTAGACGATGCAACAGCAGCAAAGGCTCTTCCAGTCCTGAATAACAATTTGTTATAATAAATCCCATAGGGTACCAACGGGTGGTATGGTATGGCCTAAAAGTACATGTGTTTTTAGCGCTGGATACCCCGCAGCCACCTCCCATCT